GAAAGATTATGCATTTCTTCGGGTCAAACCTGAAGGAATGAAAGATTTGAAGAAGAATTATTCTCAAGTTTGGCAAGACATCTTTGCTCTTGTTGTCAATAATGCTAAGCAAGGTGGAACATTTATTGAGATCGGTGGAGCACAACCTTGCATTGGCAATAACACTTGGTTGCTTGAAGAGCAATATGGATGGAAAGGATTTTCTATTGAATTAGAAAAAGAACTTTGTGATATGTGGACGCCTGGACTAAGACCTAATACACAACTCTTTTGTACAGACGCATTAGAGTTTGATTATGTTGAAGCAGTAGATACTCTTGGTTTGCCAAGACATATGGATTATCTTTCATTTGATCTTGAACCGCCCGCTATCACATTAGAAGCACTGAAGAAGTTTCCTTTGGATAAGTTGTCATTCAATGCTGTTACTTATGAGCATGATGCCTACCGTGGATGGGGAGACATCTATGCTCATCGTGAAATCTTTACCAAGCATGGTTACGATCTTGTTGGAGAAAATCTAAGGAATACTGGATGTACTATGGAAGAATGGTTTATTCATGAAAGTGTAGATAAAGAAATTCGTGATGCATTACGTCACGGTAATTGTGAAGCATATCAACTTCTTCTAGATCTATGAGGGTAAGTTTTTGTATTCCGTGTTATGAAAGTCACGGTAAAGCCAAACAGTATTTGTTTGAAATCTTTCATGCATTAACTCAGCAAACTTGTAAAGATTTCAACGTGTGGATTTCAGATCAAAGTCAATCTAACGATGATGTATTAGAAGCCTGCCAAGAGTATGCAGATTTATTTGAAATTAATTATGTAAAGAATAACAATTTACTGGGCAATATATCTGCAAATACAAATTGTGCTTTAGGACATGCTGATGGAGAAGTTCTAAAAGTAATGTTTCAAGATGATTTTATCTTAACTAAAACATTAGTTGAAGAGCTTGACAAAGCATTTCAAAATGATGTATTATGGGCAGTGACTGGGTTTGCACATACTATTGATAACGGATATAGTCATTATAATCCAAAACTTCCACAATATAATGATCGTTTATTAGAAGGAGTAAACACGTTGAGTTCTCCTTCTATTCTTGCGATGAGGAATGGTCTCAACGAATTTTTCGATGAAAAACTTACCATGCTCATGGATTGTGATATGTATTATCGTCTCTATAAATATCACGGTGAACCTGCAGTTTTAACTGATTATCACATCTCTAATCGAGAACATAAAAACCAAACCCAAAGATTGCAAGAGCATCTTTTACCATCTGAAATTGAGTATTTGAAGGAAAAGTATAAATGATTGGATTTAATCATCTAGGTCGTCATGGTCGTCTGGGAAACCAGATGTTTCAGTATGCTGGGCTTCGCGGTATTGCTGCTCATCGAGGATATGATTTTGCTATTCCACCTAGCGACTTCAAAGATCCTTGGACAGATCATCAGCTGTTTGAAGCATTTAAACTAACAGGTCTTACAAACATTGCCGTTGTTCCTGGACCTTATGTGCAGGAAACCTCATTTAAATTTGATGAGAACCTATTCAATAATATGCCAGATGGGCATAATGTATACGGATATCTTCAGACTACAAAATATTTTTTTCATATTGAAAAAGAAATTCGTGAAGACTTTCAATTTAAGAATGATATTTACGGTCCTTGTAAGGAACTGATTGATAGCATAGAAGAACCTATTGCTTTACATGTTCGTCGTGGAGATTATCTTGTAAACTCCGACAATCATCCACCTTGCCCAAAAGAATATTACGATGAAGCACTATCCAGATTTGATACTTCTCGTAACGTTATTGTTTTTTCTGACGATCCTGAATGGTGTGGGACTGTATTTACTGATGACAGGTTCCTCATCTCTGAGGGTGGCGATAACTTAGCAGATTTGTGCATGATGACACTATGCACAGACTTTATTATTGCTAATTCCTCATTCTCTTGGTGGGGATCTTGGTTGTGTGAAAATAAAAATAAGCGTATTATTGCACCAAATAAGTGGTTTGGTACAGGATATACTGCAGCACATGATACTTCTGATCTATACTGTGACAACTGGGAGGTAATCTAATGGAATTAGAAGTTTTAGAGCAAGAATATATTTCACTAAAAGAAGCGACATTTATTATTCCATTGCGAATTGAAACTGATGATAGGATGCGTAATATTATTACCACCCTAATCTATTTGCTTCGCAACTTTGATACCACTGTCATTGTAAAAGAGTATGATAGTGTATCTACGTTTGAAAGATCTGTTCTTCCTCAGATTAAACAAGCATTAACTGAGGATCAACTTAAAAATCTTGTGCATGTGTTTGAGGAAACCGATCAGTATGTTTTCCATAGAACAAGGTTGCTCAACGATATGATATTGATGGCTAAAACGCCAATCGTTGTCAACTATGATAGTGACATCATTCTTCCAAAACATGTCTATCGACAAGCAGTAGATTTGATCTTGAATGGGTATTCAAATCCAGAATTTCCTGATGCAAAACCAGAACCCATCAAGGTAGTTTATCCTTATGGGTATGGTGATTATCAGCGTCAAATATTTTTTGATGATGATCAAGCAAGCAATTTTATCAACTCTAATTTTAACTTTTTAGCATTCACAGATACAAAAGTTTGGGATGCTAAGTATGGGTTCTGTCAGTTCTTTGACCGCGAAGAATATATTCGTTTAGGTATGGAGAATGAAAACTTCGTATCGTATGGGTATGAAGATGATGAACGGTATCTTCGGTTCAATCAACTATCACATGTAGCAAGAATTGATGATGCAGTTTATCATTTGGAACACAAGAGAACTTCTAACTCTTGGTTTAATAATCCACATATCGAAGAAAACAGAAGTCTATTTCAACATTTGTCAAGAATATCTCCAGAAAAAATTCTAGAATATTATACTAATCAAACTTATATGGCAAATCGAGGTATTATTCACGGGAAGAAGATTGGTGGATAAGAACAAATCCGTATATAAACTAAAAGAATTTCCTAAATGCCTTTGGATTAATCTTAATAGATTTCCAGAACGTAGGAAATACATGGAGGATCAATTTACTTATTGGGAGATTGATGATCATCATCGCATTTCTGGTATTGATGGTAAAGAAGATGATCCTACTTCATATTTGAAGGGAACAATTCCACATAACATGAATCAAGGTGAGATTGCTTGTGTTCTTTCTCATTTGAATGCAATCAAATATTTTTTATATGAAACAGATCTTCCAGAAATCATGATCATGGAAGATGATGTTGATCTTTCTACTGCCAAGTATTGGAACTTTACTTGGAAAGAAGTGAGAAAGAGACTTCCAATTAATTTTGATACTTGTCAGTTTACAATTATTAATCCAAATGGAATTACTCTGAAGTTGCACCACAGATTTATCAACGATTTTTCTGCTGCATGTTATCTAATCACTAGACATCATGCAGAAAAGATTTTCAAACTTCACAATAGAGGATCTTGTTGGAAGATTGATCAAAACATCAAACCAAGGGCTGTGTCTGAAGATTTAATTCTTGATAGTGGTAAAGGATATTCAACCCCATTATTCAATTATAGATTAGATCTTGGATCTGCAATTCATGAAGAACACATTGATATTTTTCATAAGGATAGTAGAAACGCTCTTGCAGAATTTTGGCAATATCAAGGTCCTGATCAGAATATAGATCAAATTATGGAACTTGATGAATATTGTGGTAGAATACCACCGCAAGTATATTTAAATCAACAACAATGAAATTAGTAGATCATATTGGCATTTTTGAAAATGCTGTCCCAGATGAATTGTGTGATTTGATCATCAAAGTATTTGATGGTTGGATGAATGAAAAAATGACACCAGAAGTAGAGCAATGGAAATCTTCTGGTGAAGATCAATTTCCAGATAGAGAAATGAGTAGAAAGGATGAGCAGTTGTATTTGGAGTGTGTTGATTTGAAAGTGTCAATACAATTGAATACATTCATTGGACAGTGTTTTGAACAGTATGCAAAATATTATACTGGTATGGTTCAGAACAATGATCCAGTTTCGTCGTGGACAACAAAAATTCAAAGAACCACAGCAGGTGGTGGGTATCATAAATGGCATTGTGAAAATGGTGCTTTTATGTATAGGGATCGTGTTTTGACTTGGATGGTATATTTAAATGACATTCCACCAGAGAATGGTGGAGCGACAGAATTTCTTTATCAGAAATTAGCACTTCATCCAAAAAAAGGCACAATAGTTTTATGGCCAGCTGCGTATACTCATATGCATAGGGGAGGATTTTTAACTGGACCTATTGATAAATACATTGCAACAGGTTGGTTTCTTAGAGAACCTGGTGTCGTAACCGATAAAATGTTATCCGAACTGTGATCATTTACACTTGCATTACTAATGGGTATGATCGAATATCTGAAGAAAATTATTATGATCCCAACATTAGATATGTGTGTTTTTATGATGGGGAATTAGAAAAAATAGGTCCATGGGAATTCATTAAACTTAATTTAGATATTGAATGTCCAGTAAGAAAATCTTATCATCCAAAGCATCTCCCCCATCATTACTTTGATGAGGGAGAAATTACTTTATGGATAGATGGTTCTTATACAATTACTGAAGAAATTGTTGAGAAATTTAAAACCGAATTCCTTGAGTATGATTTGATTTTGCAGAAACATCCTGCAGAAAGAAATTTATTGGAAGAATTTTCAAAATTATATTACCACGGGTTTTCTTCTGAAGAACAATGTGTTTCTATGGCGAAAAAGATAGTAGAAAAAGGATACCCATTATCTGATTATAATCAAACAATTAATTGTATTGTCTATAGAAAATTAACTGAAGAAATTAATCGTTGGTCTGAATGTTGGAGAAAGTGGTACGATCTTGGAGTTAATCGAGATCAAATTTCTAGTGCTTTAGCTGAATGGGA